AAGTCTTCAAGCACCTTCTTTCCTTCAGGCGTAGAAAAACATCCACTGTAAGCCTTAGCTAATTCAATGGATTTTATCTTCTGTTCTTCTGCGTATTTAGACTCCGCCTCTACTTTAGCGTTATCTATTTTGTCCCAACTCAAAGCGTTGTTTGTCCCTGCATCGGCTTCTCGCCTTCTATGCCCATCTGTGCGGCTTGCGCTCCTGCTTGTATTACTGCTTGCTTCTCACTTTCACTTCTTACTAGTGAGGCAGGCATACCTGCTTTGTTAGCAACCCAAGTACCAAAGTCTTCTAGCTTGAATCCAATCTTAGCTTCGTCTGGACCTGCGTTCTGTAACACAAACTGCACAGCTTGTTGAACAGTCAAAATGTCTTCACTATCCTGCTGTCTTGCTAGTGGTGACATAAACTTAATATCAATGTCTCTACCATCTAACTGTAGGGGCTGAATAATGCCTCTACGAGTCAATATAGCAACAACACGCTTTATAATAGGGATTAATACTTCAGTTTGCAAGCGACCAAATGCAGAACCTATGCGCTTTGCTAGTTCACGCGACTCAATAGCAACCTCTGTAGCTGACCTAACAGCACCAGTAGGATCACGTAGATCGTTGAATAGCGCACGTTTAATGCTCATTTGTAAGTCATTAATAACAAACTGTGACAACTGTAGGTTAGCACCAGTATCTAAACGTCTCAATGATGGGTTAGCACTGTTGTTAGAACCAACTGGAATAACAACCCCTGGGCTTATACTAATATTGTAGGGGTTAGTCACACCGTCATCAGTGGCAGTGTACATACCTGCTAGGTCGATAGCGGCTTTCTGTAGGGTAAACTCTTTAGCCTTGTTTAAGGACTTAACATCAGGCAGGGCTTGTAGTGCAGGACCACGACCACGTACTTCACCTGCTACCTTAGAGTAACGACCTGTAACCCACGGTGATGATGGTCCAAAGTCTTCCATCCATGAGATGCGATCTTCTTTGTTCACCCATAGGCAACCGTAATACGTCTTAGACTTAGGTAGATAAACAACACCTTCGTGTGCATCTACCATAGTGTCAGGCTTATCTTTGATTATGTTAGCCATTGTGGGTGATGGTTTAAACCCTGCCCACTTTCTTTGTAAGTCTTTTGCTTTAACTTTGAATCTGCGCCAGTGTGTCTCAACACTTCCTTGCGGACCTTCTTCAAACGCAATACCTTTCTGCGGTATGGCATTAAATACAAGCGGCATATCATCGTCATCTTCCTCATCAATTCTAAGAGTACCAGTACCGATTAATAGGTCTAGTGCATGCTCATAGAACTGTGTAGCGAAGTTGGAACGGTTAATATAATCAAAGACTTCTTCTGCTTGCTCTTCTAGGTTGCGCTTAATGTCTTCTTCTGACACATCAAACTCACCTGATTGAAGTAATTTTTTTACGCGAAGTGATGGTTCAAACGTAGCCCATCGTGACCAGATAGGGGCTATGTTTTCTTGTAGCTTACTAGCGCCTTGTTGGATAGCTTCAAGAGCAGTCGAGTCAAAGATTTTGTCCATCTTCTTTTGACCTGCAACATTCTCTTCAAACAAATTTCTGTTAGGAAGGAAGTATTCGTAGGCATCGTCTAATGTATCATGCCAATGTGTTGATCTTTTAAACGCATTAGCTTCTCTTTTTTTCAGATCATTGAGAGAGCCTAATTCAGAAGGTAGCTTCAAAACATACTCCTTGCCATAGATGCAGTATAGTTTCTTTTGCCTGACTCATCTGTTGGGTTTTGACGCGCTCTTTTAGGAATATAACTTGTACGCATAGGCTCAGCATCTCTACCCTGAAATCCTTTAAGTAGTGACTTAGCACCAACAGTGCCGCGAGCTTGTGCTTTTAGACGGCTTTCCGTTTGCCCTATCTCTTCATCGAGTCTACGCTCTGTTCTTCGTTCTATAGCGATTTCTTGCGGTGTAGCTTTAGGTTGCTTCGGTCGCTTCATGTGATTTCCTCAAATACTTATATAGTTGATATGGTGTCAGTATAAAAGGATTTGTTATCCCTAGTATCTGCTTGGTATGTCCTACACAGGTATTGAGCATGAAAAGCGATCTTCTGCGCTTCTTTGGCACAAAACTGCATATAATATAATTGTTGTCAATTATACCTTTTTCTGCGTCAGTTGTGAATAACTCAATAGTTTCGGTCGATTTGCTAAACTTTATAAGTCGGTCAGCAGAAGGAACCACAATGTAACAGTGTCTAATCCCTTTTTTAAGGAACCTACTCCACCAGTGATCTCTATCATTAGTGAATACAATATACATTCTAGTACACACTGAAGTTCACTTTAGCGTTGACAGGTTTTGTAAACTTACCTGTACCACGTAGTGCTGATCTACCTTCACCTTCACCTTGTAATGCGTACTCTAAGGCTTCCACAGGGTGAGAGTATTCATTCTTATCAGGCTCATCAGTGTAGTGCTCCCCTGACTTTTGTACTCTTCTGTAGCAGAACCCACCTTGTAAACCTTTACGGATCATAGAGGCTTTAGGCAGGACAATGAATCGTGGCTTACCATCCATACACATCTCTTTCATGGGTACTTCTAGTGCGGCTCTACGCTTCAATGGGTCATTTGTAGGGGTAGGTTGACAGGGAATACCTGCGGCACGCATTATCTGAAACGGTGTATCACTGTTTGATTGGTTCTTATTGTTGCCAGAAGGATCACCCCACCCTGAGAACTTGTGGTCAGGGTATTGTTCTTCAATGTATCTTTTAAGTGTAGGTGCAAAATCAACAGCACCAGAGTCAGTAAGTACCATCTCATCGAAACATATCCATCTTCCTACGGAAGTTCGTTGTAAAAACGCACACGCAGGTGTACGACCAAAGTCAAACCCTAAGACGATAGGGTAATCAAAGGATGGTTTAAATTCATCCATGTGTTGACAGTGTACGCTATCAGTGTACATAGGATGTACTGGCTTACCGTTCGATACAAAACCGTATTCATTGGCTAGATTCACCTTTATCCAGTCGTTAGTCTTACCATTTAGACCACGTTTGTAGTAGCCGTCAGGTAAGTTCTTTAGGTTCTCAGCGTTTGGATTGATTACCCAACCCTCACCTTCCTTAATAACTCCGCCCGCCTGCCTAAAAAATGACCAATCTTCAGGTCGCTCAATCTCAGCAAGTTTAAAATACCAGTGATCTTCATCAGGGGCGTTAGAGTCACCTAACATTCCATGATGTGTAGGGCGCACACCTTCTTTGGGAGAGGGGTAACGACCATGACGTAGGTCTAACATGTCTAAAACAGCTTTAGAATGCTCTTTAGTCTCGTTTAGCCACACCCAAGTAGTCTGAATACCACGAGCTTTCTTAACGTGTTCAGGTCTGTCAAAGGCGATAAACACGACATCACACTCAACCTCTGTGCCATCTTCTAGGTTGAATCTCATGAAGTGTGTAGGGGGTTCTTTATTACCTTGTTTAAAATCACCTAACTCACCATGTATCTCTAACCAGTCTTTAATCGTGGTGGAGAACAGCTCAGAATAGGTGTTACGTGCGGCAATGACACGAGATAGGCGTTTATTGTAGTTCTTGTGCTCAGGGTCAGAGACAGGCTTTTGTTCACAGATAAGGTCTAACAGTTTGAGGATACATTGGACTGTTTTACCAGAACCTAATGGTCCCATGATAAAGGAGTTTCGTGCGCGACAGTCAGAGAAGTCTTGGAGAACTTGTCCCTGTGGGCATAGATCGTATTGTATTTGGCTCATTTCTTTTTACCAAATATCTTTTCCCAGTTGTCTTCGTACTTCTTCCTAGACTCATTTGTCTCGGTTCTACGCTTACTACCCTTACCACCATTAGTTTCAGGGAAGTGCCTATCTCTTGTAGCCTTATCTAATTTATTCAAGTGACTCATAATCTTCCTCATCAACAAAGTCTGTTGCCATCTTATCATATACAATGTCTAAGATTTCTCTCATCAACATTTCATCTTTGTCTATTAAAGCATCTGCAAAAGATTGTATCAACTCTAACACAGTGTCACTTACGTATTCATCCGTCTCAATCGTCACCATAAATGCCTTCCAAAGTATCTCTTAATATTATATGTTTACAAAGGTCAATATAGAATACCGTTTTTTCATCGATTAGAGAGCTTGCAACCTCAACCTGACCCTCTTCTATAGTAATCATAATTAAATCACCTGTAAAGCCATCTGAGGGCGTTGTAGGGTCTTTTATATCGGGGCGGATAGGGGTAACTTTCATATAGCCTCAATTTTTTTTTGAGCGATGCATATATATACATACACGACGCGCCTTCGGGACGGGGGGGGTGCTACTCCTCACCACTATTATTATCGTCTTGCAAACCATCAAACCTTTTACGCTGTAGGGATACAGTGACACCTGCATCGCCTGATAGCTCAACTGCTTTTAATTTTGGGCTGACAAACTCCGCAATCTTACCCCATGCTTGGATAGATTCCTTTTGGTTGGATACGCTTGGTTCGCTCTCAGCCAATTCATCTAGCTTAACTGCTTGTTGTGCCATTTTCATTACAGGGTCGAATTGTTCGCCATACATATCCTGCAACCTGTTTAATAGAAATTTACTATTTTTGTTCATTGAACCTTTAGGCCTTGCCATAGTTTTTAACTCCTAGTGCTTTGTAATCATTAATAAATATTGTACAAATTTTAACCAATTATATCATATATTCCCCTTTTATCGTATTTATATACCCTCTTACCGCAAATGGTATTGAAAGATAGTTTTGCCCGTTTACAATGCGAAACCATAACCAACACACACAAACGAGGCAACAACATGAAACTATTATCACGAGATAGCAATACTAAGCTAATCAAAACAGCAAAAGGCGAAAGCGAACCAGTAGTATTAGCAGGATTGTCACTAATGCCAACAATTGAATTATGCCCTAGTGCTATGAATGCTCAATGCTTTAATGATTGCCTAAAATCTAGCGGACTGGCTCAGGTTTACACTTCAGTCAATAAGGCGAGACAAGCTAAAACTGACTTTTATAATAACGACCGCGACAACTTTTTGACTCAATTACGACGCGAGCTAACTAACTTGGACAAATACGCGAAAAAACACAATAAACGCGCCATTGTTCGATTGAATGTATTGTCCGATATAGCTTGGGAAAATCACAACATTCCCCAGGACTTTCCTAATATATATTTTTATGACTATACAAAACGCGCCGCGAGATTAGGCAAAACGCCGTCAAATTATGACTTAATGTTTTCCTATAGTGCCGCGCCTAAATACGCTAAACAGGTCGAGATTGCTCTTAAAACTGACGCGCCTATGACGGTAGTATTTAAAAATGGTTTACCTAGTGAATGGATGGGACGCGAGGTTGTTGACGGGGATATCAGTGATTTAGACAATGTAAAGCATAGCGGCAAAATAATAGGCTTGCGCGTTAAAGGTAATGATGCAAAGAAAAGTGACTCACCATTTATCATTGATTCAAATGTAATTCCAACAATTAGCCTAGCGGCTTAAGGAGTAGAGACAATGCGAGCATTAGTAGCATTTAGAAAAGATAGAACCGCGCCAATCACTGAAATAGTAAACGTGCGAGGTTGTCACCAAGGTAGGATTGATGCCATTGTGACGCGGTACAGATACGCTAATAATTACGGGTACAGTGAGACCCAGTACAATAACTGGCATCCCGATTTTGATATCTTAAGAGAGAGAAAAGGTAAATTTTATACACTTGCACAAAAGGAGCAAAAATAATGACTATATACGACAGAAAATGCAATGCGACACGTTATCTAGCAATTAAGGATTGGGAGCGACAAACAAAACGCAAATTAATCAGGGCGCATCTGTGGCTAGTAGTAGGACTAGGCTTATATACATGCCTAGCAATTCAAATAGTGAGGTCAGTGCTATGAAATACGTTGTAGTTTGGTTTACTGATGCGGGGCAACATGCGCTCCGCTTTCCAACCCTTGAACAGGCGAATAAGTTTAAGGATATTCTAATAGCAGATGAACACGATGAAATATATGTGTCAGAGGTTATAAGCGAGGTTAAAAAGTAACCCTGTAGGTTGGTATAGGTAGTACAGAGAATCGCGCTTAGAATGGATTATAGGCGCGTTTTTTCTGCTTCCAATAACCTATTTAGATACCATTGGCATTTTTCTAGGGATTGAACCCCGCCTTTATCTAAATACCGCCATAAATACTTGATGCAATTCCCCTTACAATACCCCGCAAATGCTTCTGGATTCATGCTCGATTCAATGGCGTCAATACATTCTACCCTGCCACTTGCGTAATGCTCTGGACTGTTTACATCATCAGCCACCAGTGCAGGGTGCTTTTCCTGCAAACCT